AGAATATGGAAGTACTTTAAGATGTACGATTCCTAACAATTGTGGTGATCTCATAAAAAACGTTAGTGTTCAGTTCGAACTTCCACCTCTCACGTTTGGTACTACGTATACATACATAGAATCTATAGGTCATGCGTTGATTGAATATATAGATTTGATCATAGGAGGTCAGGTTATTCAGAGAATACCAGCAGATTGGCTCCAGATACACTCCGAAAACTACATAACTCAGACGAAACAAACGAATTTGTCCAAATTAATAGGTAAATGTCCAGACGAACTTTCGGGAACAAATGTGAGTGATACAAAAATACAAGGATATTTGGGAACCGCAACTACTCCCCGAAAATGTATAGTAGACATACCTTTTTATTTTTATAATAATCCAGAATTGTCTATCCCTTTATGCGCACTTACCCGGCAAGAATGTGAAATAGAAATTAAATTAAACACCCGAGAAAAGTGTATAACCGATTTACCGGTGAGCGCTTCACCCAATAATACAACATTCAATGTTGTTGTTGAGAGTGGTGGGATGGCATATATAATAGACGGTGCTACCCACCCCACGCTTACATTGATAAAAGGGAACACGTATAATTTTACATACAATAAATCTGGGCATCCTTTCGCGTTGAGAGAAACGGGTGGAACATCATACGCGAATGGTTTAAGTTCGGCCACAGATCCCGCAACTTTTACAGTTCCACTCGATGCACCCAATACGTTGGAGTATTATTGTACATCACACTCGGTTATGAAAGGAACTATAAATCTAATTTCTTCAGGTATATATGATGTGGGTATAAACTCAATGTCTCTCCAGACAGAAATGGTACAACTCGGAGACCCGGAACGGATAAAATACCAATCAGAAGAAGTGAATCATATCATAACACAACTCCAAGTGAGCAGGGATACGATTCCGGCCAATACAAACCCTTTTAAACATAGAACCGAATTTATAAATCCAGTCAAAGAATTATTTTTCGTTATACAGAGAACGAGTGTATCGAATCCGTTTGATTATGATCACCCGAGTCAAATTTTAAACAATGATTATATTTCCTACGAAAATTTACAAAGTTTGGAGATGACATTGGATGGTGAAGTCGTGTTGAATGAAAAGACGGGTAAATTTATAAACCTTCGAGCTGTTCAGAGTGGTATTCATCATTCCCGGACGCAATTATTTAGACGATTTTACTCCTACAGTTTCGCATTAGAACCAGAAAGATGGTACCCCACAGGTCAAAGAAATTTCAGTATGATCAAAAACCAAAATTTCAAATTTGACTTGAACGCTTTGTCAGAAAATAGAGAGCTTAGAGTTTATGCGCTAAGCAATAACATATTAGAATTTAAAGATGGAGTCGCAAAACTTCGCTTCAACTCTGGAAAAATCGGCAATTGAGATTATAACACCTGTATTAGAACACTCCGTGGTTCTCTCAGGACAATACGCTAAAGCGTGTGGTAGGGATACTATACTGGGAAAGGATATGGAATATTGTATGAAATATTGTGCCATGAACACGGTCGGTAATAAGATAGGTTCCTATTTTCCAGACATTTACGACGAGGAGGAATCGGATGATGAAGAAATCGAAGTCGTAGATGAAGTGGAAGAGGATATTCAATTCGAGCCTTATTCAGGGAGTGATGTGAACATGCTCGCTATAAACGATGCGTATGATGCGTGGGAATCATGGAAGCCGACTAATCCGTCAGAGAAGATGATAAAAAATGCTATTGATAGTAATGAGCACCTCTGAATTACCAGAGGGATGGACCGATACAAATTATAAATCATTTAAAACGGTAGACAACTCATCAGAATCGAGTCTCTCAGACGAAGAAGATTCTGATGATGAGGAAGAAGATGGAGATGAAAAAATCAAGGGGTACAGGAAAGAAAAATACAAAAAATTAGTCTTTGTTGAAGAGTTATTACCAGAATAAAATCTTAACCTATTATAAAATGTCTAACCCTGCCGCTTCCGAGGTACTCGCTTCCATCTCCCGTGAGCTCGAGACTCAGTCTCTCAATGCCGTTGTTGCGGGTTTCTCCTTCGCGGCTGCCCTTTCTTGGATGGATCTCGTTCGATGGGGTATTCACCAGATCGTACGCGTCCAGAAGAATGGTGGTCTTAACTACGCTCTCACCGCGCTGTTCACCACTCTCCTCTCTGTCCTTGTATTCATGCTCATCTCCCGCTTATCCACTCGCGTCAAGAAGCCCGCTTCTCCCGTATTTGCCATCACCCGCTAATTTTTTTAGGTCGAGTGAGCAAAATGAACGCTAAACCGACAAATACTATCAGGAAAATGTATACATACCCTTTCCACCTATCCGGATCTTCCATTTCAGGGATGCGCACAGGTGGTGGTAAAGAGAAATCTTTAACGACCTTAGGTGTCGTATATAATTTGTCTGTACTACATTCGATATTCAGTTTTAATATATGGTTAGCGTTTCTAAAATTGTACGGGATTAAACGATTATTACTACTGTAGAAGAATTGTATACGTAATTTTGATATGTTTTGTGTACCCGTGTCAAAATTATGCTCTACCGCATCATCAGAACCCGAATAGTTAATAACGTCACCACACATAAGGATTCTCCCTGTATAAAAGGGTGTATCGGAATATACAGTTTTATTCAATTCGTCAGCGCCGTTGCTGATTTTTATGATGAGGGCATCTGGGCCCTGTAAATTAACACTTCCGGTGGTGAGAGTGTTATTCGTGGATGTCACGTTACTCGCGGGGAGACCTAAAATATCGTGCGGCGTTGTTTTTCCATCCACGGCAACACTAGAGTGATACCCATTTGTGCCACCGTAAAAATTAAACGTAAACTCAGAAGAACCAGTAAATGTTATATCATTTTTATCTTTATCATACGCGACAGTTATACCAGTTAATTTAGTATCCAATTCAGTAGCTAAAGTTCTTCCGCTATAATTTCCATTATCAAGTGTAATTATAGTATTAGTATTATTAATAGAAAACGTATTGTTATTATCATTAACGAGTAATTGACTCGCGTGAATACGTGCAGAAACTATAGACAATTTCTTAACATCATAAATAGGATGACGTAATTCGACAACGTAGTCTCCTGGATTCGGATACGATACGGGATCTCGTTCACTACTATCTATATCTAACGTGTATACGCTCATTAAAATATATGGATAATATTTTAATGGGTGTTATTTTACAATCTATATTATTTAAAAGTATTGTTGAGATAAAGGGTTCTTTTGCATTTGATTTTTGGCTATGTTGAGACTGGCACCCGATGCCAATGGATTCTGATTTCCCTTGTATGTGTTTAATTGGTGATAAGAATCGTTGGTGTATTGCTGTGTCCATCCACCGTTGACACCATTGACACGCCCGTCTATACGAGTAGTGTCTGTTCTCGCAGCGGTAGGTAAACCACCCTGATTGAGGGGCCCGGAGCGCACGTTCATGCGACCAGCATTACCGGCACGATTCGCCTTGCCTCTGCGATCGTCGGGGCGGAACCCATACTTTTGAAGTTCCTCGACGGTATGAGGTGCTGCGTACGTACGCTTTTCGCCAATTTTGGAGGCGGGTGAGGTGAGGTAGCCGTGTGCGTATTTGTGAATATTGGGTGCGGGATTATTGTTGTACGCGTATTGTTCGATATTACCATCCTTCTTATTCCTGGTGGGATCCTGGGAAGATGTGAGTTCGGATACGAGACGCTTAGCTCCACGGAAACCGAGACCGTCGGTTCTGGATCCAGTCTCGGAACGGTTAGTAGGTCGCTTAGTATGTTCATGTTCGGAACGTACGACGACGCCCGACATACCCTGCGCCCGTCCACCAACTGGGGGGCGACGACCGGTCAGCATAGCGGTAGTCTCGGGCCTATTATTGCCTATTTCACCCATGACACCGCGACGACCACCTGATATATCATGCGCTGGACCACTCCTACCGGGCAGGGTAGTTAAACGATACGCACCGACGTTTTCTGGGTTTACACGAAAGAGCTGTTGATGTCCGCCGAAAGATGGAACTTCGGGACCCACGCCTAAACCGGGGCCTACGAGTTGTTTTTCCACTGGGGAAAGATTATTCATTCGGCCTGTGTCAAACATGCGATCACGCATTTCTAAAACTTCACTTCCACTGGTCCTATATTGAGGAGCTATGTCTCCGAATGTGGGATGTTCGAGTTTGCGCTGTGGTGTACGGGTTGAGGAATTATCCATAATCGCTGGAGCAACCATATCCTGTATGGGTTGTATGGGCTCAGTCGCGGGTGGCATGGTTTTTTCGGGTTGCTCGCTTAATCGCTTTCCTAAATAAGCTAATCCAGCTATAGCAGCTATAGATACTGGGTCCGCCATTCTTAATTGTTGTCGATATTTTTTATTTAGCATATCTCTGATTGAACACAACATTCTGAGTCATCGCACGAGTACTGGCGGGCTCATAAGTCCTGGTTCGAAGAGGCAACTTGCATTCGACATTTTGAATGGGGAAATATTGATTTTCGTATGTTTTAGCTATAGATGTATTAAATGTAGAGGTGGATTGAGGACGTAATTGATCACTCGTTTCTATGAATTGGGCTGGGGAACCTTTACCGGCCATATAAGGAGCGGTTCCGTATAACATGGTATTTGGGCGACCACCATAGTTAAGTGTACTGGGCTGAGGGTAAACAAAAACTTCATCGGTGGCACACACGGGAGGATGTGCTGGATTTTGGACAAGACTTAATCCTGGTTGGAGTTGGTACGCCATTTATTATTACATGAGAATATTATCTACCTAAATAGGTGGTTTTATTGCATACCACCCGGAGACGATGGACCAGTCCTCATCCCACCGGCACCACCACCGCTACCAAAATTACCATAACCACCACCACCCCTAACACCTTCATTAGTATCTATACCCCCAAAAGCTTCCAATTGAACACCACGAGCGTTGGGGTCGCAGAATAATCCATCAGTCTTGCACATAGGGGCACCCTTCTTACCATATAAGAATTCAGCATATGCGGTCTGATCGCCTGGTATTCCAGATACTGGAGAAGTTACAAACTGCCTCGCGAGAGCGTTCCTTTGACGACCTGGCCAAGGGGAACGAGATTTCTGGGGACCGTATTGAACATCACCGGTTAAGTATTTATCTATTTCTGAAGAAACGCTATCTACATCACAAGCGGAAGGGCGGTCGGGACGACCATCATAATCGGACAGTAAAACGTTTGCCATAGGGTTATCGGCGGTAGGGAGTTGACATCCAGGATTTCCATTAGCCGCACGCGCGGAACCATGTTTAATCATGTTATTTTGTTCCATCGCGTATAAAACACCTACACCGGTAGCGCCGAGGACAAATACCCGAATATCACGACGAATGAGGTACAATATGCATGTGGCATAAATTATAAACCTCACACTCGCGTTAACCCGGTCTGCTGAGGATTGTGTGTTTACTGGCCAAAATTCCGTGATTTTATCTTGACGTACTAATTGTTTTGGATCATTAAAGACGGATACCATTTATATATAAAACTTTTATTTTTTCAACATATTCCCAAGTAGACCTTGCATAGAAGCCATGATCTGGGCTTCATCCAATTCTTCACCATCGGTCTGAAGCTTATCAGCGCACTGCTTCGCCACATTTTCAATCATACTGAGAGTTTCGGGGGGGATTGAGGTAATAGTCGTACCTAGCATGTATAGAGTTTGAAGGTACTGCCAAATGGCAGCCTTGGTAGATTCAGACGCATTGGGCCAACAGGCCTTAATGTTCATGTCGCGGAGAAATTCAATATTATCCGCATTTTCGAGGAAAAACGATTCGTCGCGATTGTTTACTTTTCCGACATGAGGAGAAACGCCATTCATAAACCCTTCCACAACAAGCTTTCCGTTAGCGGATCGCATGAGTTCGAAGGCTGCGATGTATTTCTTGATACTCTTCTCTTCTGGGAAGGTTTTGTAGAGTTCAGTGAGGAACTGGCCCATCATGTCGTTAAAGGCGGTAACTGAGGTCATTATATACACGATACGTAGATATTCTTTAAGTTAATCAAAATGGGTCTGTTGAAATGGTTTCACGCTTACCTATTCCATTCGATACTATAAAATACACTAAAATCATTACCAATGCGGCAGGTTTAGCATATGCGCTAGTTGTTAGGGTTCCTTCGTTATTTAATTTAGCCTTCATGTGGATATAACCAGCGGTTAAACCACCCGCGATAATACTGGCTCCAAAGGGGTCTCGTAGATATTCGTCTATATCCATATACTAATACCTAGTTTTTTTTATTCTCGAATCGGGTGCATCTGGAAACAAATCTTCATCTTCTGGTGGAGCTTGTGGTTGTCCTGGTCGTACCCGTGGAATCGTTCTAAATTCATTTTCAAAATGGCGCGGATGAGCTTGTGGTTGGGGTTGTTGCTCCATGGGTGATTCTTCCATAGGTTCTTCCATGGGGGGAGGTGCTAAGTCTTCCGGTGGTGCGTCTACCATCCCCTCACTTTCTCCAGTTGGGTTATATTCGCCACCCATTTCTGGTTCAGGTTCTGCTTCGCCACTTTGTTGGGTTTCGTCATATTCGTCAACATCGTCAGTTTCGAGGTCGGCATCTTGAGGATCAATAATATCGTCAGTTGTGCTCATATAAGTTTGGAGAATTTGTTGTACGGGTATGAGTTCCTTTACCGTCGCTTCGATACAAATTCTAAAACGCTCAAATAATTCATCATTACGATTATATTCAGACTGATTTTCACTGAAAATGTATGGATTTTTATATAAATCCTTGGCTGCGTTTTTATAACAAGAATGAATAAAAACTTCATTCGAGGGTAACTTTACGGAAAGTTTCTTAACGTCCTTGCTCAAGCGTACGGCTGACAAAATTTTCACCGAACTGACAAATACCGCAGCTACGAGATCTTTAAACCACGCGCACCTATCAGCTATGTTATCGGTATGTTCTTTAGACATGGTTTCGTTCCACTCTGGAACATCTTGTAAGAGTTTCTGAAACATGATGAGAACCTTGCGGCCTTTTGAAAGTTTATGTGCTTCTTGGTACATAACATCGAATACGTCGATCATAACTGGGCACATGAGAATGGAAAGCTGGTCTAGGTATTCACGCTTGGCTTCTACTAGAATATTGAGATTATCCATATATCATGTAGCCACTTTTAAATATCACCCTTTTCCCGCGAATCCCCTGTACTTGTTCGCATACTTTTTAAGATTTACGAGGGTTGGAAATTCTGTGGTATCGTCTTCATTTTTCCCATCGTGGATCTGTTTCTTGATTTTCCACGTTATTCGTAGTAAAAATTCTCCTATGATTGCGACATTAAACTCACCCAATTCTAACTGACGCTTGACGTAAGATGTCGCTTTTATCCTATCATAAGTTGGGTATCCCAACACCATCATGGGAACTTCAAAGTCAACGTAAAGTTGTTTAATTTCAACCGCACGCTTTATTTTCCTGGTAACTTGTTCGTATAACTTGACGTACGTTTCTTTCTTGATACGATTTCTTTTGTCAACGACTTTTGATATGTCATTTACGCTGATCATACAATTAGGTATGACTATAATTTTAATAAATCTAACTCACTATCTCGAATCTCTTCGTATGCTAGATATTGGTGTCCTTGTATATCTTTCATGAATGGTGAAGAGTTAGCTGGAGGTTTAACATCCATGGGTTGTTTGTTGGCGTTTATGATACTTATTTCATTATTAGCTACTATGACTTCAACTGTATACGACATACCATAAGAAAAACCACCTTCCTTTACACTCATGAATGTGCACTTGTATAATTTTGTTTTGTTTTTCTTGTGAGCATAAATTTTCATATCCGTCGTTTCTATGATGTAGTTACATAAACCTGTTTTTTCTGTTATGTACTTATTAGTCTCCAGAACAATTTTTTGAAGTAAATCCTTATCCACTTTAGAATTTTCATCTACGACATATTCCTCCATATTGAGCTTTGGATCCTCATCAGGAGT